TTCTGCACCCAACCCTTCTTTTATCGGTAATAAGATAAATAACGTCTTCTTTTTTAGAAACAGATTAGGTTTTTTAACTGATGATAATGCAGTATTGTCAAGGGTTTCAGAGTTCTTTAACTTCTTTCCTGAAACTGTTTTATCTGTTATAGATAGTGATCCTATTGATGTTGCTGCTTCTCATACAAAGGTTGCTATTCTTAAACACGCAGTCACTATGGGAGAACAGTTAATCTTGTTCTCAGATCAGACGCAATTTGTATTAACATCATCATCTGATTCTTTAACACCTAAAACAGCGAACGTAGTTGTAATTACAGAATTTGAATCTAGTGATTCTGCACAGCCAGTAGGTAGTGGTAGTTCTATTTATTATTTAACAAGTAAAGGATCTTTTGCTGGTGTAAGAGAATATATATCACAAGAAAATGTATCTATAAAAGATGCAAGCAATATTACTATTCATGTACCAAAATTAATACCTAGTAATATTTTTAAACTAGCCGTATCTACAAATGAAGATGTATTAGTTTTAGTTGGAACAGATGAACCTAACAAGTTATATATCAACAGATGGTTGTATGGTGATAATTTTCAAAAAATATTAAATAGTTGGTCTACCTTTACTCTTAATTCTGCCAAGTCAATAAAAAATATAGATTTTATTGGTACTGATTTATTTATGGTTATAGAAGAAGCTAATGGTACAAGTTTGGAAAAAATGCCATTTGAAGCAAACTTTAAAGAAACTAATGCAGATTTTGAATTTCACTTAGATCATAAGGTTACAGAAGCTACTAGTGGTGTTTCTGTTTCTTATAACTCCACCACTGATATATCAACATTTACTGTGCCTTATAGATTAAATGGAAAGATGGCAGTGGTAGGTCGTTATCTGGCTAGTGGAGAAACAAGTACATTTGTTGATTTTAAAGGCAATACAGTACCTTTAAAACCAGGTCAAGTTTTACAAACAACTAACTTAACTAATGGTTCTAATTCAACAATTACAGCAAGTGGTGATTTTAGAAATAGTAAATTTATAATTGGAGAACAATATTTAATGCACTATAGATTTAGTTCACAAAGACTTACTGAAAGTCGTACAAATAATTCAAGTGAATTAATAAGTGGTCGTTTACAACTACATCATTTTTATATCAAGTTTGAAGATACTGGTTTCTTTCAGGTAGAAGTCACACCAGAAAATAGAGATACATCTACGCATAAATTTACAGGTCGTTTTCTAGGTGCAGCTTCTGCAACCGTAGGTCAAATAAATTTAGAAACAGGTACATTTAGAGTGCCAATAATGAGTAGAGCAGATAGAGTTAATATAGATGTAAAAAATGACACTTACTTGCCAACACAATTATCCAGTGCTGAATATGAAGCAATGTTTCACATGAGAAGTAGAAGAGTCTGATGGGATATTTAAGAAAAGCTACATTTAAAGATCTTCAATATGTAGCTAAAAATCTTAGAGAAGTTGATAAACTTGAAGCTTTTTATCAAACAGGACAAGAACCTTTACAAGCTTTGCAATTTACATATCTATGTAGCAAAGTAAATATGACAATAGCTGATGATAATAATGCTCCTATAGGTCTTTGTGGTGTTGTTAGTGGTGGTGTTATATGGATGGTTGCAACTGATGCGTTGTTTGATAATAAGAAATATCGAATACAACTAATAAGAAAAGGTCGAGAATGGGTAGATAACCTGTTGAAATCTTACAAAGTCTTATATAATTTTGTATATGCAGAGAATACTTCTGCTATCAAGTGGTTAAAGTCTCTTGGATTTACCTTTATTCAATATCATGAAAAGTATGGTATGCAAAATAAACCATTCTACGAATTTCTGAGGATCGCATAGATGTGTGTTGCAGCATTTCCAGCAATAGGAGGATTAGGTGCGGGAGCAACATCAGGACTGTTTGCTCTATCTTTAGGTCTTAATGCTGCTACAGCCCTTGCACAGAGATCAGCAGCACAGGCAGCAGCTAGGCAAACATATCAATCAGCACTGATAGCAAACAGATCAGCAGAACAAGCCTTTGCAGCTTTACAGGAAGCTACAGCAGATCAGTTAAAGGAAACTAGAAAGTCATCAGCACAAGCAAAACTAGCTAAAACAATACAAGGATTACAGGCAAGAGGAGCTATAAGAGCAAGTGAAAGAGCAGGTCTTACAGTAAATCTATTATTGCAGGATCAGGAAAGGCAGACAGCTAATGCAAGAGAAGCTATTAACCAAGCAGTGGAATCAGCAAGCAGACAATATACAAGAAATGTAAGAGGTCTTGAAGCACAAAGAGATATCAGACGTAATCAGCTACAGAGTAGTGTTAATCAAGCTTATAACCAGATACCATCATTAGGATCTGTACTGCTGAATGTGGCAACATCAGGTCTTAACTCTTACGTTCAACTTAAAGACTAATGGCATCTAGTTTTCAAAGTACAGCTTTTCAAGGGTCTGCAAGACCTGTAGATACTTTTGTAGATCCCCCTAGTGTTCAACCTAAAACTGGTATTGAGTCCTTAGCTGAAACACTTGCTGCTGTAAATCCTAATCTTCAGAAGTTTTTAGCAACAAAATTAGACCAGACTGTTGAACAAGAAAAATTAAAAGGTGCTGAAATAGCATTACAAGAAGCTAAGTCTGAATTAAGAAATGTTGTATCAGGTGTTAGGAAAAAAGATGGTGATGAAGCTGCAAGACAACTTATAGGTGGTAGTATTTTTTCACAAGCAGGTTATGAAAAAACAAAAGCAAAACTATTAGGAAACAGTGCATCAAAGAATATTAAAAGTCTTTATGAAACTTATAAGGTGCAACAAACACAATCTGATGGCACTGTCATTGAATTACCTATTCAACAGTTTGGGATTGAAACACCTGAGTATCAACAATTTCTTCAACAAGCTTCAACAGTTGATTCTCTCGCATTGCAAGGTATAAGAGGTAATTACGTTACTGAACATTATTTAACAAAACAAGCAAAAGCTATAGAAGATGTAACTAGTACTCATTTTAAACAACATAATCAATTTAAGTTTGAAAGAACGAAAAAACAAGCATTACCTACAGTTTTCGGGGGTCTTGAAGATTACCTAAAAGGAAATACTGAAACTGCTTTATCTGAAGTAAATGAATATATAGAAGAAAATGTAATACTTGGACTTTCATCTGATAAACAAACTAAATTTTTTGAAAGTTTATTAGACGTTGGTGAAAGTGCAATAACAAGAAATTACGCAATTACTGGTAAAACTTCTGATATAGATACAGCTATTGAATATATAGGCAGTCTAAATTATGGTCCTGGTGGCAGTTCTAAATTAAGAAATCACCCACAATTTGAAACTAAATTTTTAAAATTAAAAGAACAACTTAATGAACAAAAAGATAAAGACTTAAAAAGAGAATTAGAAAAAATTAAAAGAGTAGAAGAC